CTAATCAAGCAAAAACGTGCTGGAGGATTATTAGCATAATGGCTACTTTCCCAAGTATTACTCCACAATATTCAACACAAGAATCTGTTGTACAGGACAGTTTGCGAATAAAATTAGGTGATGGTTATGAACAAAGATTTGTTTCTGGATTGCCAGCAAATAGAAGATTAATTAATTTAAATTTAACTTTTAATATTTCAACCACAGACGCTGACACAATAGATACTTTTTTAGACGCAAGATTTGACGATCAAGCAAACTTTGATTTTACCCCACCGCATCACTCTTCAGCATTAAAATTTATATGCACAAGACGAAGTAGAACTGCAATCTTGAGTAATAGAGTTACTATGAATTTAACTTTTGAACAAGTTGCAGAACCATAATGGCAATACCAGTATCTGAATTACAAAAATTAAATCCAAGTGCAAGGATAGAACTTTTTGTTATGGAATTAGTAGAGGGCTTGCATTATGCCACAGGTAATCCATCAAATGTACCTACAGTTTATAGATTTCATTCGGGTACAAATATGAATACAAATGCAAATATTATTTGGCAGGGAAATACATATCAACGGTTTCCGATTATTTTTGAGGGTGCTGAATTTACTGGAAAAGGTCAAGTGCCTAGACCAATTTTGACTGTTGCAAATTTAGGGGGGATTAGCAGAAGTGGGTCAGTTATTACTGTTACTGATTTAATGATAATTGTAAATTTAACAACACCTCATAATGATTTAGTAGATGCAAAAATAACACGCATAACAACCCTTGCTAGTGAACTTGACGCTGCCAACTTTCCTAGTAATAACAACCCATTTGGTACGCCATCATCAAATGAATTACCGCAAGAAATATTTTTTATTGATAGAAAAACAAACGAATCCAGAGAAGTTGTACAGTTTGAGCTTGTAGGAGCATTAGATCAAGCAAACGTAAAGCTACCCAAAAGACAAGTGACAAGAAATGAATTTGCAGGGGTAGGTACATTTATAAATAGATGATGGATTATTCTTGGAAAAAAGACGCAATTCAACACGCACAGCAATGTGACCCAGAGGAATCATGCGGACTTATTGGAATAAAAAATAATCAAGAAAAGTATTATCCTTGTAAAAATATATCGAATGAACATAAGGTTGAATCTTTCGTTATTGATCCTTTAGATTATGCAGAGGTTGAAGATACAGTAGATGAAATTGTTGGTATTGTTCATAGTCACCCTCAAGACATTTTAGAGTTTTCTGAATCTGATAAATATAGCTGTAAATCAATAGATTTAATTTTTTATCTTGTTTCGCCAAAATCAGATAAAATAGCAGTAATGAAACCTGATGAAATAGATGCTTAAAAAAATCAAAGTTTACGGCACCTTAAGAAAATTTCTTGGTCAGGCTGAATTTGAGGTTGACCTTAATACACCTAGAGAAGCAATTAGTTTTTTAGCGTGTAATTTTGAAGGCATTAAGGAACACATGGCAGAACAGTTTTATACAATCCAAGTTGGAGAAAGAAAAATAACAGAAGATTTACTTAATTTTCAAACACAAGATGACATAAAAATAATACCTATAGTTCATGGTAATTTCTTTCCACTTTTGCTAGGTGGTGTATTAACTGCATTAGGTAGTGGCTCAACTATTTTGGGTCTAACATTAGGTTCTATGGTTGCACCATTAGCACTTTCTATAGGAACATCAATGCTTATTGATGGTGTAACCTCTATGCTTTCACCACCACAAAATAATTTATCACCAAGTGGACAAGATAGTTTAGACCCAGCAGCTTTGGCAAGTAACTACTCGTTTACAGGACTAACAAATATTAGTCGTGCAGGGGTTCCAGTAAATTTAGTATATGGAGAAATTTTAGTAGGTTCTATTGTTGTTTCAAATGGTGTTGATACTGTACAGGTAGAGGGTAACAATTAATGGCTATACAAGAATTTGATCAGACTACGGTATTCAACAACCCTGATCTGCCTAGTGGTGCATTATCTTCAAAGCAATTTAATACTATTGTTGAATTGCTAGGTGAAGGCGAGATAGAAGGGTCTGCAACTGCATCAAAAGCAGGTATAACAGATAAAACTTCAACTGCTTATTTTAATGCTTTCAAAAAGGATATATTTTTAAATGGAACACAAGTTTTACAAGAAGCTGCTAGTAATACAGCACCACAAGATAGTGATTTTAATTTTAAAGATTTAGGTTTTGATTTTAGATTAGGAACAGCAAATCAAACATTTATTGAGGGTATTTCAAATATTGAAACGGAAACTGTTATTGGTACAACTGTTACCACCTCTACCCCCGTGACACATACTGTTAGTCAATCAAATATAAATGCTGTCAGAGTAACTTTAAGATTTCCTTCAATGCAAAAGTTTGAAGATAATGGAGATATAAATGGAGTATCAGTAAATTTATTAATAAAAACTATTGAAAATGATGGAACAACCACCACAGTAATTAATGATACTGTTGAGGGAAGATCAACAAACGCATATTTTAGAGATTATCTTATAAAATTTAGCTCAACAACTTCTTTTCCTGTTGCAGTTAGAGTTGAAAGGGTTACGGCAGATAGTTCAGATACAAAACTTGTTAATGCTTTTCAATTTAACCAAGCAACCAATATTATTTTTGAACAAAATGCTTATCCAAACACTGCACATGTTGCACTAAGATTCAATGCTGAACAGTTCCCAAGAATACCGAAAAGAGTTTATAGAATAAGAGGTCGTAAAATAAAAATACCACATAATGCAACAGTTGATTTACAGACAGGTGCAATTTCATATGCTGGTACTTTTAATGGAACATTCAAAACAGATAAAGAGTGGACAACTGACCCAGCTTGGATTCTTTATGACTTGCTTATAGATACAAGGGCTGGTTGTGGTATACCAGAATCAAACCTTGATAAATTTAGTTTTAAAACAGTAAGTGAATACTGTGGAGCTTCAGTTGATGCTGGTAATGGTGATGGGTCTACTGAGCCAAGATTTAGTTGCAACGTAAATATAACGCAGCAACAAGAGGCATATACCTTGATAAATTCTCTTTGTTCTGTAATGCGTGTAATGCCTTTCTATTCTGCTGGTGGTATTGCGATATCTCAAGACGCACCAAAAAATGCAAGTTATATTTTTACAAATGCAAACGTAACTGAAGCTGGTTTTTTATATGCTGGATCAAGTTTAAAAACAAGACATACAGTAATAAATGTCAGTTATTTTGATATGGTTACTCAAGAAGTTGATATTGAAACAGTTGAGGCTGATGCAGCAACACAAACAAAATATGGTGTTGTTGTTAAAAATATAAAAGCTTTTGCCACAACTAGCCGAAATCAGGCAAGAAGATTAGGTAGATGGTTCTTATATAATGAGCAAAATTCTGGTGAGACTTGTTCTTTTACAACAACTATGGCTGCTGGTGTATTAGTACGGTGCGGTGATGTAATAGAAATATCTGACAGACTAAAAGCTGGTGTAAGGCGTGGAGGGCTTTTAAAAAGCGTTACCAACACAACAACAGTAGTTCTAGATGATTCAGCCAATACAGATATTCCAAGTCTTGGAGCAAGTCCAACTATTTCTGTGATTTTGCCTGATGGGAGTTTAGAGCAAAAAACAATCAGTAATATTTCTGGGACAACAATAACTGTATCTTCAGCTTTTAGTGCTGCACCAAATCAACACGCACCATTTATTTTAGAAACATCAGCACTTCAAACAACTACATGGAGAGTTGTAAGCGTAAAAGAAAATGAGGATAGAACTTTTGCAATTACAGCTTTATCTCACGATTCTGGTAAATATGCTTTTGTTGAAGATGGCACAGCTTTACCTACACGAACTATAACAACGCTTACTGAAGTAAAAGGTCCGCCAGAGGGATTATCAGCATCAGAAAAAATAGTTGTAATTAATGGAACTGCTGTTCCAAAAATTATTCTTGATTGGCAACCACAAGCTGGTATATCAAAATATCAAGTTCAGTACAGAGCTAATAATGGTGATTTTAAAACTATAGAAAGCCCATCAAGTAATGCTGAAATATTTAACACTGATGTTGGTACTTATGAATTTAGGGTTTTCAGTTTTAATGCTTTAGGTCAACCTTCAAGAACCCCTGCGGAGTTGACATTTGAAGCCGTAGGTAAAACAGCACCACCAGCGAACATCACAGGTCTTACATATGAACCTTTAACAGATAAACTCGCAAGGTTAAGATGGAACCCACCAACAGAAGCAGATGTTATTGCAGGGGGAAAAATTTTCATAAGGCACACACCAGACACCACAGGAAATGGTACTTTTTCAAATGCCACTGACTTAGTTACTGCGGTTGCTGGAAATACAAGTTCTGTTGAAATACCAATTTTGGCTGGTGAAGTAATATTAAGATCACAAGATGATGGTGGTCGTTTTAGTACAGGAGAAACATCTGTAATTATCGACCCACCTGACCCACTACCAGCTTTAATTGCACAGACAAGAAGAGAGGATAACGACAACCCAAAATTTCAAGGAACTAAAGTAAATACAGCTTTTGACAGTGTTTCTAATTCTTTGACTTTAGCTGGTGTAGGTTTATTTGATACTATTACAGATTTTGACAATGAAACAAGTATTGATTTTGTTGGAGGTGTTGCTCCCTCTGGAACTTATGAATTTGGTGGTAGTGCAGGAGGTACTTTCTTAGATTTAGGAGGTGTTTTTGCTTTAGACCTAAAAAGGCACATGAAATCTCAAGCTATATTTCCAAATGACTTATTAGACAGCAGAGGTTTAATTGACAGTTTGCAAGATTTTGATGGTACAGATAGCGTAGATGTAAATGCAATTTTAGAGGTAAATGTAACACAAGATGACCCCAGTTCTGGTTCTGCAACTTATGCTGGATTTCAAACTTTTGCTAATGGAACATATAAAGGTCGAGGATTTAAGTTTAGAACAACTTTAACTTCAAATGATTCAGCCCAAACAATACAAGTCACAGAATTAGGATATACAGCAACTCTACAAAGAAGAACAGAATCAGGTACACAGACATCAAGTGGTTTGACTACAGTTACTTTTGATTCTCCTTTCTTTGTTGGTACAAGTTCTTTACTAGGTGCAAATAGTCAGCTACCCTCTATAGGTATCACAGCAAATGATCTACAGGCTGGTGATTTTTTCAACTTATCAGACATCACCGCTTCATCATTCAAAGTACAATTCAAAAACAGTTCTGGTGCTTCAGTAAATAGAAATTTTAATTTTACTGCTGTAGGGTTTGGTAAAGGTGGATAAAACATATATACTGTAAACAAATACATTTTTTTAGATGGCAAGAGTTGATAATACTGGTGGTTCTGGTTTTACCGTTGATAACGGAACTGGTCTTGTCGTTCGTACAAAATTAAATCAGATAATTGCTGCACTTAGTACTTTAAACCAAGGTTCTGGTGACCCTTCAATAGGTGTAGCAGCATATGTACCACATATTGATGGCAATACTTTAAAAATAAGAAATGCTGCTAATAATGCTTTTGTTACTTTGGGTGATGTAAGTCAAACAAACTTTGGTCATGCCTCTTTATCCTCAGAAAATACATTTACAGCAAGAGCAACTTTTAATATTACATCTTCGATAACTTTACCCTCTGGAACAACGGCTCAGAGAGACGGCAGCCCAGCAGTAGGTATGATACGTCATAACAGCCAAACAAACCAGTTTGAAGGTTATAACAATGGTGCTTGGGGTTCATTAAGTGGTGCCAGTGGTATATCAAACGTGGTTGATGATACATCACCCCAACTTGGTGGTAATTTAGATGTACAAGCAAATGAAATAAATACATCTACAACTAACGGAAATATAAAGGTTACACCTAATGGCACAGGATTATTTGAAATAAAAGGAAATACAAATGATGGAACGTTACAACTTAACTGCAATGCAAATAGTCATGGTGTAAAAATCAAATCCCCTGCTCATAGTGCTGGTCAATCTTATACTTTAATTTTGCCAGATAACCAAATTGCTGCTGATAAGGTTTTAAAAGTAAAAAGTATAACTGGAAGTGGTGCAACAGCAGTTGGACAACTAGAATATGCAGATGCTGGTGGTGGTGGTGGTACTGGTGGAGGCGGTGAGCAAATTTTCTTTGAGTCTGAAAACGAAATGAATACAAGTTATACAATTTCATCAAATCATAACGCTTTAGTTGCAGGGCCATTAACTATTGCATCTGGTGCTACACTTACAATAAATAGTCCTTCTGTTGTAACGATTCCATAATGGCTTTAGTACTTAACGGATCTTCAAATACGATTACTGGTTTAGCAGTAGGCGGTTTGCCTGACGGAATAGTAGATGCAGATATGCTTGCAGCAAACGCTGTAACTGCTGGAAAATTAGCAAGTGGTGTTGGTGGTAAAATTCTTCAAGTACAATCTGGTATAGAAACTAGCCAAGTTCAATACTCTGCCGATGCAGTAAGTGATGGACCAGAAGTAAGTATTACACCATCTAGTACAAGTAATAAAATACTTATAAGCGGTTGCATCACTATTGGAGAAGGTTCCGGAGGTGATACTCATTTATTTCTTTATAAAGGGGGTAGTATTCTTACAGGTGCCATAGGTGTAGTTTCTTCAGCCAACGCTACAAGGTCCACAGCTGGACTTTCTACTGGTAGGGGAGCTTATGATACTCAAACTTCACCAATTTTTTATATAGATTCACCTAATACAACAAGTGCTGTTACCTATAAAATTGTTGCAATGTGTACAAATGGTCCTATGGCTTTAAACCGCCAACAAAATGGTAATGAAAATCTAGATAATGATAACAGTCATATAAGTTTTATTACAGCAATGGAGATAGCAGCATGAATTACGAAGAATATGAGGTCAGTAGAGGTCCAAAGGTTTATGAACTTGCTCATGCTTTAGCAGAATATTGGCCAAATAAAAAATGGAAAATTTTTAAAAATGAAATTACTTGGCTTGATTCTTCTACATCACCTACTAAAGAAGAAGTACAAGCTAAAGTAGACGAAATGAACGCTGCTGAACCTTTGAGACATTTAAGAGCGCAACGAAATTTAAAACTTAAAGAAACAGATTGGTGGGCTGTATCAGATAGAACCATGACAGATGCGGAGAAAACATACCGACAAGCTTTAAGGGATTTACCAGCCAACACGTCTGACCCTTCAAATCCAACATTTCCGACAAAACCAAGTTAATTATGACAGCAAAGATTAAATTAAACGCAGCATCAGGTGGTGGGTCTTTCAGTTTACAAGCACCATCATCATCTAGCAATAACAGAGTTTTTACATTACCAGACGTTGCAGACACAACAATGGCAACTGTAAACGGTATAACAATGGCAGATCAATGGAGAATAACTACGGGTTTTAGTTCATCTAACCAAGTACTTAACTCTAACTGGGAACGGCACGATACGTATGGTGCGGGTGCTGTCGGATCTTCATTAATGACAGAGAGTAGTGGAGTTTTTTCCTTCCCAACAACAGGTATCTATTTTATCCACTTTTTTGCAAATGCTGTACATTCTGGTCGTAGTAGATATGTTGGAGTAACAATAAATACAACAACAGATAATTCTAGTTATGGCATTATATCTAACGCATATGACAGCCTTCCTGATGATACAAGTGCTTTTTCTCAGATGTCTTGCAGTGCTTTGTTTGATGTAACAAATGTATCAACTCATAAAGTTTATTTTCAAGTTTTGGCTGAAGTTTCCGTTGCATGGGAAGCTCATTCCAATAACAATAGAACTTCTGTAGTTTTTCAGAGATTAGGAGATACATAATGAGAGTAGATGGAAGAGCAGATCACATAGAAGATTATCTAATTACAGTTCGTGACGGACAATGGTTTGGGTGGTCTGATTCAAAAAATAAAATTTATGCAAATTTAATAGTGCATGATGGTGGAACTAAACCTACAGAAAAACAATGTACAGATGGACTTGCTGCATTACAAGCTGCATGGGATTTAGAAAATGATTCATATAAGTCAAAACGTAGGGCAGAATATCCAAAATTTGAAGATCAGTTTGACCAGATATATAATGAAGGAATAGATGCTTGGAAGGCTTCTATTAAAGCGATTAAAGACAAGTATCCAAAACCTAGTTAATTATGTCAGAGATCAAGGTAAATTCGATAAAAGGAGTAGGAGCAAGTTCGGCTGCTATTACTGTCAACAATACTGATGGAACGTGTACTGCCAATATCACTAATAACCTAAGTAATAGACGGCTCACAATAAATGGAGCAATGACTATAGCTCAACGCAGTACGTCAGCAACAGTTGCAAGTAATGGATACTGGACAGTTGATAGATTTAAACACGTTACTCAAGGAAATGATGAGCAACCTACATCGGCACAGGTTGATGTTGCTAGTGGAACTACACCTTACACTTTGGGTTTTAGAAAAGCCATTAAAATCACAAATGGAAATCAAACAAGTGGTGCTGGCAGTAGCGACAGGGTTAGATTTGGTCAGGATATTGAAGCACAGGATATTGCAAATAGTGGTTGGAACTATACATCTGCAAGTTCTTTTATAACTTTATCTTGTTGGGTTAAATCTAGTGTTGCACAAAATTTTTATTTTAATGTTAAAACCCATGATGGAACACAACAAAATTTTCCATTTGAAACAGGCTCTTTAACTGCTGATACTTGGACAAAAATAACAAAAACAATTTCGGGAAATTCTAATTTACAGTTTGATAATAATGTAGGAACAGGATTAGAAGTAAGATTTAATTTATTTCTTGGAACAGATTTTACAGCAAACGGAACATCATTAGATACTTGGGCAGCTTACGCTTCTGGTACTCATTGTCCAGACTTTACTTCCACATGGTACACAACAAATAATGCAACATTTGAAATGACAGGATTACAGATTGAGGTTTCAGATCATGCCACCGACTTTGAATTTTTAAGCTTACAAGATGAATTGAAAAGGTGTCAGAGGTATTACTATGACCACGCTAATGGTAGTCGTGTGGCTGCTGAATATATAGGTGTAGGCTATGGGTGGGTAAGTTCTCAACTAGAACATATAGTTCGTTTTCCTGTTCCAATGAGAATAGGCCCATCTTTGGTTAACAGTACAGGAACAAACTATTATCAATTTAGAAATGAAAACCAAGAAATATATTTAAGCGATATGGATATTGATAATGCGACTACAAGTACAGCACTTCTTTATAAGGCTTCAATATCAGGAGCTACAGAGGGAAGAGCTTACAGATTTCAGTTAGGCAACTCTTCTGCATATTTACATTTCAACGCAGAACTTTAAACTATGGCATACCCAACAGATCCAATTTATAAATTAGTTAAAAATTCAGAAGGTAAAATTAATGCTGCAAAGAAACAAACAGGAAACCAAATTACTGTTTTTCCATTTGTAGAAGGCAATACCGATTATGATACATACCTTTTATGGGTAGCAAAGGGAAATACAGCCGAAGCTGCTGATTAATTAACCTTTTCTTGCATCTGCCTTGTCATTAAGCCCATAG